ACAAAAAAAATCAATCAGTTCAAGAATTGATGGATCTACTTACGATATTATGCTTAAAGCAAGTGAGAATCCAAATCATAGATTCTATGATAGGAAGATCGCTTATATTGTGAACAAGGTCCTAGATGATTGGGCAAAAAAGGAGAAATAATATGGCTGAATACGATAACACTAATCGTGGATCTATATGGAAGAACGAGAGAAAAGAAAAGGATACCCATCCTGACTTTACTGGTTCTGTTAATGTGGAAGGTAAAGAGTTTTTTGTTAATGCCTGGAAGAGAAAACCAGGTGCTAGTGACAGGGCTCCTGCACTTTCTTTTACTGTAGTACCTAAAACGGGTGAAAAGAAACCTGTGAATTCTGCTCCATCTGCCCCTGAAATTGGCGATGAAGAAATTCCATTTTAAGGAGATTTTATGTCTAAAAATAAAATGAATATAAACTTAAATGGCGAGCAAAGAGAGTATGACACTTCTGCATTTTCAGAAGCCTGTACTCAAAAAGTTGCTCAGTTGCAATTTGCAGATAACACTATATTACCTATTCTTTCTGAGGTTATGAGGCTTGTAAGGCTAGGTAGAGCGGTTGATTCTAATGAATTAGAGTCTTTACTGCCAAAGGAATATACTGTAAATACGGATGAAAATGAGGTAGAATCTGACAAGAAGATTGAAACTGGAGACAATACTTCAAAAGATAGCTAATGAAAGCACATCTAGAAAAGGGTCTCTCAAATTCTGGGAGGCTCTCATCCGTACAGGGCGAATCATCGCTTTCAGGATCCCCTTGCCGTGGAGTTTGCTCGACAACCATTGGCGACCTACGCTGCAAGTCATGTGGCAGACATCAAAAAGAAATTACAGAATGGCAAACCTATGATGATTTTAAGAAAAAAATTATTAATCTAAGGAATGCTGGAGAGGGTTACAAAATTAGACAGCTAGAGTCTCAAGAAAATAGATGGAGGGAATTACAAGTGTTAAAAAACATAGATGACTTAACAGTCAGAGATGCTATTAAAAGAGTTGTCCAGGTTGCTGGCAGCCAGGGTGAAATGTATGCACATGATTTTAGATGCATAGATCTATTAACAAAAATAATAGTGTCAGATCATAAATTCAACGACATATCTATCAAGTCGATAATGTCAGAGAATGATTTTGAAGAAATCAAAAGAAAGTACGGATAGTGCTTTTAGAAAAGATCTAGCTCTTGGCAAAGAGGTAGAAGAAAAAATCCTGAGCTCAATCAGGAAAAAATATCCATCAGCTGTTCTCATTCCTGGAAAATTTAAAGAATACGATATCTTTATTCCAGAGAACAATTCTAAAGTAGAAGTCAAAGTAGATTACAAAAGCCAGGAGACTGGCAACATATTGGTAGAGCTTTATATGTTCAGTAAACCATCTGCACTTCTGGCAACTGAAGCTGACTATTGGGTTATTGATACGGGTCCAGAAATACTTTGGACTACTCCAAAAAAAATACTTGAATGTATTCTTCTTAACAACATCAAGTCACAAAAAATTATTGGCGATGGAGACACGGCTGAAAAGATTGCTTGCTTGATACCAGAAAAACTTTTTAAAAAATATTTAATTTAAAGCTTGACATCATAGTGTAATAAATGTTTATAATGTATACATCAACAATCAATACACACATGAGGAGGTAATATGAAAGTTGGTGAAACAGAAATAAAAAGCATGAGTCATGCAGCTAAGTTGTTGCTACTGACACACTTGACGGAGCTTGCAGATGATCCACATAAATTTCTTTTTGGAGGTTTAGATCTTAGATCTCCAATCTCAAGAGATGTTTTGCGGGATGCTGAAAACTTCAACATAGCTTCAGAGTATGAGGCTGACCAGCTTCTCAGAAATGTTAATTTTGAGATAGCAAAAATCCTGGGTAAGCTAGAAAATCAAACTGGCGTAATCACAGGCAAGGTAGCTAGAAATTCATCTGGCTATGTTAACAAGGGGGCATACAAGTTATGAGCTTAGGAGAGCTATTTATAGGTTTCCTTGGATGCTTATTCATGGCTCTCCTTTTATACCTGCAAGCACATATCAATGAAGAGATGAAAACAGGTAAAAGCAAAAAACTTTTCTGGGAGAAAAAAAATGAAAAATAAAACACACGAAAAATCAGAGCCCTGGGTGAATGTCCATGGTGAATTTGTTGATGGTAAATTTGTTTACTATGAATTTCTTGAAGACGAGAATGGTGATTGGATCAAAGACAAAAAATATTCATTCAGATTTGTTGATGAAAAATATCACCAATACACAACCTTGATAGTTACTCCTAAAGTATTAGAAATACTTGTCAATGAAACTGGTCTTACAGATTTTGAATTGAAGAAATATATATCTACTAACTTTTTCAAAGAAGAAAACGAAATGGTTAGAGAGCATATAAATAAAAAAGCTAGAGAGAGGAGAGCTAAAAATGCCTAAATACACATTAGAAGAAAGACTTCAAAAGATTAAGGAATACAAAGAAGATCTTAGAGAAGTAAGAAAGTGGGAAAGAGAGCTTGTTAATAAGATTAATAGAAACAGAAGAGCTCTCCCTGGAGGCAAATACATGAAGCCTCTCAAGTCAGTGCGAACTCAAGTGATTCCAGAACCACGATCATATGTAAAGTCATTTACTTCCAAAAGAGAAAGGTTTCTGAACGACAGAAATAGACTTATTATAGATTTGTGGAACAATGATCCTTCACAAACTCTTAATTCAGTGGGATTGCAATTTGATGTCACAAGAGAAAGAATAAGACAGGTCCTGAAAAAAGCTAAACTGCTTGGTATACAAATTAGACCATCTTCTGATAGATCTAAGCATCTTAAAACAAAACAAATTGAAGCAGTAAAAGCAGAAGTATTTGATGCACTAAAAAATATTTATGGAACCTTACAATTTCCTGCATGGAAAAAACAATTTTTAAAAAAATCAACACCTGCCCAGGCAAGGTTTTTAAGACATGAAATGAGAAGAAGATGGGAAAACGGAACTTTAGATCCTTTGTTTAATTTTGAGGTAGATATTTCTTTAAAAGAAAGACACTACAAAATATTACAATACAGAAAGTGGGGGATGACCATAGATGACATTGCTATGATTCTTAATTTATCTAAACCTTCTATTACAAACTATCTTAAAGATTTAAAGCTGGCTGGGCTTTACACAGCTGTAAATGAAAACCAGGTAGAGGCAACATCCTTAGATGATGATCTTGTGCAAGAGAGACTAGACAAAATAAGAAAAGCTTTGATTGCAGGACAGAACCTACACTGCATTAAAGTTATTGGTTATGAAGGAGATGCTGCTCACTTTATAAGATGGCATTTCTTAAAACCATATTTTCACAATCAAGCTAAAAAAACGGAGAAAGTAAATGGATCACTTAACGAGAAAGTGTATAGCAGTTAAAGAGGCTGAGACTAAGGCAAAAGATCCTGAGTTTAAAAAACTCTGGCACAATGTTTTGGTTCAGCTGCTAGAAAAATATTCAAATGTTGAGGGCAAAAGAATATATGAAGACACACACTAAAAAAATAGACCACATCAATTTGTCTTTGAAAGAGTCTCAAGATTTTATACAGAGATATCACAGACATTCAAAACCTTTGAAAAGACATATGTTTTCCATAGGAGCTGTTGATGAACTGGGAGATCTTATGGGCGTAGTTACTGTTGATAACTGCTCAAGTGGTGGCTGGAGCAAACAGAGAAGCATGAAAGAAATCAGAAGACTTTGTGTATCTCCTGATGCTGCTCCAGGGACAGCAAGTTTTTTAATGTCAAAAGCAACCAATGCACTTTTTGCTATGGGAATAAAAGCTGTAATCTCATATACAAAACCACATGAATCTGGATCTTCTTTGATGGGTGCAGGTTTTAATATTTATAAAAGAGCAAAGATGAAATATAAAAATGGATCTGTAGAAGGAGGTTTGATTACCTGGTTCAAAAAATATGAACAAGATCCTGATTTAGATTATTATAGATCTGAGACAAAAGATATTTTGACTAGTACACATAACACTATACAAGAATGGGAGGGACAAGATGAAGACATTCACTGATGCAATTAAGGAATATTATAGGTTTAACAAAATGGGTAAGAATGATTTTACTTATAGAAAGTATTTTGAACCTATGTTTGAAGGTAAAGATTTAAAACAAATATCTAAGCAAGATATTGCTGAAGCAAGATCTGGAATCAAAGGATCTCCTGGAACAGTGAACAGATATTTAAATTACTTTAGAGCCATACTAATGTATGCTTATGAAGAACTGGGGTGGTTAGACAGTAAACCCATTGTTAAAAGAGTGAAGGAGGATCCAAGATCCCATAAATACTTTACTCAACAACAAATAAAAAAGCTTCTGAGATATCTTCCAGAACATCTCAAGAAGCCATTCATATTTTCTCTCATGACGGGTGTAAGAATGTCTAACTGCCTCAACCTAAGATGGGATCACATCCAGGGTAATCAAATATCTATTGAAGGGACAGAAACCAAAAACGGAAAAGGATTGTCTGTTCCTTTGAATGCTAAGTGCATCGAGCTGCTTGATTCAATAGATAGGCAAGGATCTTATGTATTTCTTTATGCTGGTAGAAGAATTACCAGGGCATCTAATACTGGATGGTACAAAGCTTTAGATAAGGCTGGCTTAAAAGGATTCAGATGGCACGATATTAGACATACTTGGGCTACTCACCATGTGCAAAATGGTACTCCCCTACACACACTGCAACATCTTGGTGGGTGGTCCGATTTTAATATAGTAAATCGCTATGCTCACCTGTCAAAAGATTACCTGACAGATGCTTGTGAGATTAGTAGTGATTTGGTATCTTAGAATCTAACCTTCTAGCAGGGCTAGTGATCTCTCATTACCCCCTCATTCTAGTGTATGTAGCTAGTCCTGCGACCTTTGATTGTAAAGTTTGTTAAATCTCTGATAAAGCTTATCTCTTTCCTCATCGATTTTTTTCATTTCTTTTGAATATCTTTCTGGATTCTTTTCTTTGTAAAGATTCATCATAGTAACTTCTTTATCTTTTAGATCTTTGAGATCTTCGGTGTATTTTCCTATGACTGACTTTGTATCAGCTCCAGCTTTTCTTAAAGATTTTTTGACTGTTGTAGATCTGTAATCACCAAGTCTAACAAGAGCCATGTTTTCTCTTTTCATAAACTCAGCCCTATCTTTGCCTTTAAGGTTTTTATATTCAAAAGCCAAAGCTTCTATTTCTTCTTTTCTTTCATAGAACAAAGCTGCATTTGTAAATGTTCTTGGCTGAACAACAACAGATCTAATGATTGGTATATCTTCCAGAGTAAGATCATCTTCTTTAATTTTTCTAGGTAGATCTATTGTCCTGGTAAAAGTTCTGTAAGCCCCGCCAAAATGGTAATCAACAAAGTATTTAAGTTGATTTGGATCCATGTCTATCCAACCTGACCTATAATCATTACCGCCTGTAAGAGTATTTAGCTGTTCTGCAAAATCTACATAAAAATCTTCGGTTCCCCTAAATGCTTTAGTGAACCCTGGTGTTTTTGGCTGGAAAGGGAAATCATTTTTAGTTATTGGTCCACCAAAGTGGTTTTCGTTCATAGCGATATCAGCTGCTGGTCTAAATACAGCCGAAGGTAAAAATGCTCTACTCCTGGATACCAGTCCCTCTACTCCAGTTGCATTAGTGTCTATTGGAGAAATCGGAGAGAAAGATTGTACAAAAGAATCAGCTAACTCAAAACCTGCTTTTTCTACAGAGGTTAATGGTTTGCCAAATTTCTCAGGCATAATTTTGTGTGCTTGGGTTTCAACAAATAGTCTACCCAGGTTGTAATTCATGCTGTAGCCATAAGCCTGGGGAATACCTATACCAAAAACTGTGTCGCCATCTCTGTATTCTTTTATGTCTCCAGATTTAACTATCTCTAATTCACCACCAGAATAATTTATAGCATCTGGCATTAAGAATATGAGGTTTCTATTTTTTTCCCAATCTGGGATCTTTGAATAAATAGATTCGCCATCATCATCCTCACCAGTCATAAACATATTGTATAAAGTAGCAAGCATTCCGTAGGTTGCCATTCCAGCCGAGAAGCCAAGCTTACCTTTTGAAAGTCTTTTTCTCCCTCTCTTTGTAAATACATTTTGTCCTCTCATAAACTGCACAACACCTTGAACAGCTGGGTTGAAGAACATAAGTAGTGATCCTATTTCGTCTCCCCATTCTCCTCTTCTGTCAAAGTTTATTGATGAGTTTTTAGCCTGGACAGCTGCTCGTCTTGCATTAACTTTGGAAACATTATCAACACCTCCGTTTGCTCTAACAAACTCTGTAAATTGTGAGAACCTGATTCCGTTTTCAACTATTGTATTTATATCACCTATGTAATCTAAAATGCTGCTTACAAATTTTTTGGGGTTGATTTTGCCTGATCGATAATCAGCTATAGATGTAAAGTTTTCAGTTAAGCTTTTTACATCCAGGAATTCAAAATATGATGTTTTAGATCCTAACTCATTATAGAGCTCAAACATTTTTCTTTGTTCTGGATTTTTAATACCTGAGCCTCTTGTTCCCATGTAGATCTCACCCAGTCTAGGTAATACATTTTTAACAGCTTTGAATGCTATGTTAGATCCATAGATCCTACCGCCTTTAACATCTTGTTCTCCCAGGGCTCCAGCCGTAGCTGCTTGTAAGTCTCTAAAGAAGTTGGGAAAAATAAAATCTGGGTTTGCTCCTGTGTTTAAAAATGACATCATCCTGGTAGCAATACCTATAGTTGCTAATATGCTATTTATTCCAGTGTAATCAAGATTCTGCATTGCCCTGGCTAATCTTTCATCTCTAATGATGACTGTTTTTTGTACACCATCTTCTTTAAAGAATACAAATCCTGAGCCTCTTCTTGCATCCCATTCAGGTCTTAATTTTGCATCTCTTGGTACCTTATCTACTACCTCATAAACATCTGGGTTTGTAAAAGTTCTAGCTTGATCAGCTAAAGTTTTTACCACTTCATTTTTTTCTGCCCTGACGACAGCGTTCTCTCTTTGTTTGAACATCTGAACAATAGGGTCACCAGCTAATGATGTTCTACCTTTTGCTTTAGGTATTTCTAATCCATAAACAGAAAGTCCTTTACCTTTATTGTTTGGAACACCATCAACAGTTGTATCTCCCGCAAAACCAGATAGCGGAACATAGTATTTATATCTTGAACTCCAATCATCTAGAACTTCTTGTTCTACCAATCCTCTTTCTTCATAAAAATTAATTGTGTCCTGGATAAAGTTATCAGCTAACTCTCTTACCTTTAGATAGTCTCTACCTTTTTTATTTAGTGCTTCAGCTGTTCCAGTAGATTCATTGTATTGAATCCCGTATTTTTTCTTGAGCAGTTCTATAGCAGCCTTTGTATCTAAACCAGAGCCATTATTCTCAAATGGTTTTGCTAGATTTTCTAATCTGGTTAACTGTCCTCGCTGCTGAGGCGATGGATTATCACCATATTCAGCTTTTTTCTCTTCAAGCTTTGCTATTCTTTTTTCATAAATAAACTTGTTTCTTTCGGGAGCATGAAGGGCATACAGGAATTCATTAATGTCTGCATAATTTTTACCGCCAGCCTCATGCATATCGTCAATCATCTTTTCGGCTTTCTCGGTTTGTTTTACCATCTGATCGCCAACGATTGATTTCATAAGATCTAATCTATCTACAACAGACAGATCTAAATCTTTGAGTATGCCTTGCCCTAATTGATCTTCTATGACCTCTTCAATAACAACTTGTCTTTCATATTTGTTTTGTATTTTAGTAAGGAATGTTTGTA